GAACTCATCTGTGTCCAAAAGGTTTTTTACTTTACGACCGAAATTAACGGCAAGCTCGGTGGTATGAGTTGCCTGAATAATTTTCATATTAGGGTTCCTTCCCATCATCCACGCCGGAAATAAAAAAGATGCAAACTCTGATTTTGTATGACGAGGTGCCATATTAATTATTAATCTTTTTAATTCTCCTTTAGCCACGCGTTCTAATTTTTCTGCAATTATTTCATGGTGTCTTCCCTGTATAAAAGACGGCCATATCGTTTTTACAAATGTTAAAAAGTTTTTTTTACAAGCTTCATTCTTCTCTAACTGAGCTAATCTTAGTTCTAGTTTTAAGCGCTTCTCGTCCTGTCTTGTAACATCCATCCGGGGGACCCTAACCTATATTATTTTATGCGATTTATGGCTTATTATACTATAGTTAACGCTTATTTCAAATTTTATCTAATTGTTTGAGAAAAACTTGGACCATGACCTCGCTTGGGACGGCGCTGGCGCGTGAAATTTTTTTCATTTTTTCCTGATTCTTGGCGTGTAAATTAACCTTTATTGTCTCGGGGTCCCATGCAATTTTCCACGGCTCACGGCTCAAGATTCGCCGTTTAATTGGTGTTTGATTCGTGGTTCTGGGTGGAGCTGTAGGGCGTAAACTAATTTTATATCTGAAACAATTCCCAGACTCTGCCGTTCCTAATTCGTGGATCTCGGTTCAATTACTTTAGAAGCTGATTCGGTTCTCATACGTTTAGAAGCTCGGCGTTTGGCCTTTGGTCGCTTGTTTAACTATTTTAAACTTGGAGAAGCTGTAGTTGGAGAAGCTGTAGTTGGAGAAGCTGTAGTTGGAGAAGCTGTAGTTGGAGAAGCTGTAGTTGGAGAAGCTGTAGTTGTATTATCTTAAATGTCCTAAAAAAATCCTGGATTTTCTCAGGATAAAAAAAACGCCGTCTATTATAACGGCGTTTAATTTGTTTAATGTTTGGCGTTTTAATTTATACGCTCAGCTACAAGTAATATAAATAAACAAAATAGAATCATTGTTGGCATAAATAAAAACTCTAATAAATAAATTAAAAACTTTTTCATTAATTTAATACGCCGTTTTCAATTGGTTTATTAATCCATTTAGAATCGGTTTTGTGTCCGCCATCAAAATAAACTAATTCTGATTCGCCTTTATATAAAACGGCTCTTTTTATCAGCTGTCCGTCAATATAGAATCTAAATTCTTTATCGCCGTTTTCAAGTTCTTGGTGAGTCGTACAATGTTTTAAAAATGTATAACTGTTTTTTGAACTTGTGCCGACTCTTATTTCAACTTCTCCTGTATTTTTAACGCCATATGATTTAGCGCTGTTATAAATACAAGCCGTGATAATATTCCAAATTGGATATTGTCTAGACATAATATAAATTCTCCTATTATAAAATTATGTGATTTAATTAAGATAATAAAAAACGCCGTTAAAGTCAATCAACGGCGTTTAGAGTCAGCTGACGGAGTCGGCTGGGTTTATTCTCCTAGTATTTTATTAACTTTTTTTTCTAGTCCATATAATAAACATTCATTACAAATAATAAAATCTTGTTGTTTTATTTTTCCGTTAGACTCGGCGTTTTCCCATTTGCCATGATTAGATTCATTTAAGCTGAAACACTCGTCACAATCTAATTCAAAATAATTTATTATTTTACTCATATCCATAAATTCTCCTATTAATAAAGTTATGTGATTTAATTAAGATAATAAAAAACGCCGTTAAAGTCAATCAACGGCGTTTAGAGTCAGCTGTAAGGCGTACGTTGGTTTTAACTTGATGTTATTAAAGTTTTTACATCAGATAAATTATCTTCATCTTCTTTAAAAGATTCTTGCCAATTTTCTGGTGAATCATTTAAAAGCGAATCAAACTCAACGTCAAAAACTTTATAATCAGTATATCCTGCTCTCACATCAGCGCCGTTATGAATAGATAAAACTATAAACTCAGAGTCATAAAAATCTTCACCAATATAAGCAAATTGAATCACCTGAGATAATACGGAATCGTGATTATAAGTATTAACCCATTTAGAATCAGTTTTATATTGATACTCTATCCAAGAGTCGACTCCCTCCATAGTATCCATTCGGTTTGAGTCTTCTAAATGCTGTTTATAATTTAAAGTTAATTCTTCATTATATGTTAAAGACTCATTTAAATGATGGAATAAGCTTTTTGTTATTTCTTCTGGGTCTTCCGAATCTTGTTTTATATAAGGTTGATTTCTAAAATCTTCCAAAGTTTTTTTCTGGTTACGTTGCCAATGTCTATTACTTCCCATCCCAGAGTCTAGAAAATGAGTCCCCGTTGACTCGGTTAACATTTCAAATACTGCTTTTTCAGTATCGTCTTTAAAAATATCCATAATATAAAATCTCCTATTAATAAAATTATGTGATTTAAGCAATATAAAAAAAAACGCCGTCAATGTCAAATTAACGGCGTTTTAAATCAGCTGACGGAGTCGGCTAGGTTACTAATAGTAATAAAACAAATATTAATAAAATAGCCGTTAATACTACTAAAATTAAATAACCTACTAATTTAATAATTATTAATAAATCAGCTTTACTTAAAAGATTTAATAAAATCAATTTAAACTCCTAGTCGGTGCATTAGATCATGTTTGTTATTAATAAAATGATTTTCAATATGAATAAATCCATTTAATTTTTTTACTTGTCTAATAAACTTTGAAGCGTCTGAATCTTCCTCTAGCAATATATGGTTTTTTGTTAGAGGTGAATAAGTTGAAAAATCACTAGTTTTAAATCCTAGTGTTTTTAAAACTTTTTTCTGAACTACCAAATAGCCGTGACTCTCGGTATTGAAAAATCTAAAAATCATATAAAATCTCCTATAAAAAATGTGTGTTTAGATATGGGATTTATTTTATATATATTTTTAATTGATGCAAATAAAAAAAACGCCGTCAATAATAACGGCGTTTTTGGATCAGCTGACGGAGTCGGCTAGGTTTTAATTATTCCCAAGTAATAAGGTTTGAAATTGGTTGTTTTTCTAAACAATCAGGACAAGAATTACTATCATCTTTCAAACCAAACATTTCGCCTTGATAAAATTCATTTTCATTTTCGTAATATTCTATATGATTGCAATAATCACATTTGATTGTGAGCTTATTATTATCCATTTTCTATATTCCTCCTAATCTGAATGTTTAGTTTTTAATAATTGTTTTAATTCTTCGTCTATAAAAATTTCCATATTAATTATGTTAGAGCCATTAACATTAACCTTTAAATTTTTAACAATGTAATGTTTAGGTAATTGTTCAAGCCAATTAGATAATTTAAATTTAGACATATAAAATCTCCTATAAAATATGTGATTTAAACAAGATAATAAAAAACGGCGTAAAAGTCAAATCACGCCGTTTATAGTAAGTTTTGAAGTTAGGTTTTTAACTAGCCATAGCGACTCTATTCCAATCGGTTTTTCCGAGATTTAAAACTTTTCCTCCTAGTCTTTGCCAGAAGTCTACATCATCAGCTTTTGCCGTATTACCGACTCTAGTTACGGCGTTAACAAGCGTTGCCTTATTAACTGGTTGGCCTTGTTCATAACCTGATTGCCCTATGGTATTTAGCAAGCCCTCTAATACGCTTGATGTTTCTTTTTTAGATAATTGAACGACTTTACCTAAATTCTCAACGGCTTGGTTTGTTTCGACTTCGATAACATCTTCTTTAGCTCTTTTCATTTTTTCAACATTCTCGTTAAATGTATCAGCTGAACCATAGGAAGCTACAATATCTCTTAATTGTAATTTCAAGGCGTGATTATCAGCGTTCTTGGTTTCATCTGTGAGAATATTATAATGATCGCCAGTTCTCGCAGATGTTATATGGGCTTTCCTAGTTACATTCTCGGTTTGCATACCATTTAAACAAGCTAACGTCCAAGCCACACCAAACACGGCCACACTACCTGCGCCAGTTTCACTATTAGAAATACCGATTCCATGTGCCATTAAATCATTAACTCCTGCATCAGCTGTTAAAACTTCAGATTTTAACCTGATGTAAAGTTTTTTGTCAGTATTTGCATAATTAACAATTTTCCATGAAGCATTTGAATCTGATAATGTTGGCAACGCTGATTCTAATAAATCCGAATTATCAAAAGTTTTAAATTTATCAGATAAAAAAGCCCTAGCCGTTCCAGTATGATCAGAATATAAATTATTAGGATTGTCATAAGTCCTAATCATTCTCTTACACGGCTCTTTTTCCCATATAGCGTTTGTTAATTGGTCATATTCTTTTGGATAATCAGCTTGTAATCTCCTAGCCGTTCTTGTATCCAAACCATTTTTATAAGCTATTTGATCAAAACATAAATCATTTACATTTAAAATTTGTGTTTTGTCTCCATGATTAGCTTCCATGATTATTTGACTGGTATTTTTTCCATGTACTCTATCGTCTAGGTTTTCTATTGTTCTAAACTGAAGTTCGGAAGTTGGTGCTATATAGTCTTGTTTCATAGCATTTTTTTCTTGAATTTCCCTTAACATATTCTCAAGGGTTCTATTATTGTTTTCTAAATGTTGCATTAAGTTCTCCTTATAAAATGTGTGTTAACATAAAAAAACTGGGAAATTAATCCCAGTTTCAATATATAGAAAAAATCTTATATGTAAAGTTTTTATGAAAACCCACAATATTTATCGCAACCTATATTGTATATTTCATCTTTTGTTTTTCCTCCTAATAAAAGATTAGCAATTTCTTTTGTTGTTAAAGGGCTGTTTAAAAACCCATAAAAAGTAAACATATGTTTTATGTTTGCAATATTATTTAAAAGGTTAGCCATTTTTAATAAGGTAAATTTTTAGTTGTGGTAAAGGTTACTTTTCCTTTTTTATCTTTTGACAACCAACCATTGCCTATCCATAAATTTTTAAAAGTTTCATTACCTCTCATTTTTTGTAAGATAATTTCTCTTTCTATTGCTTTTTCTGTTTCATTACTAACTTGTTTCATTTTTTTCTCCTAATTTTATGTTTATAATGGTCATTACACCATTCTTTTAATGCCTCCTCTTTACGCCT